CACATATTTACACAAATGATTTTAAACGAGATATTATGAAGTACGACATAAGTCTAGACATAGCAACAGCGTCGAGCGCTCGCGCGGCAAAGTGGAAGAACAAGCGCATTTTGTGGAGTGAGGTAGTAGCGCAGCTCACGAGCACGGAGCGCACGAAGGAGACCGTGAAGCAGTACTTCTCTTACACGAAAGACCGGCAAGACGAGATTAAAGACGTCGGCGGCTTCGTAGGTGGTAAGCTGCTCGGCGGCACGAATAAGATAAAAGGCGTAGATGTAACGTTTAAACCGCCGTATGGGTGGCGCCGCAGAGGCTTTGTAGAAAGTAGGCAGTTAGTCGCACTAGATGTGGACTTCGGCAATCTTGATGTGTGGATCGACTTCGGTCTGCTCGAGTACGCAGGACTGCTATATACCACGCACAAGCATAGGCCCGAGTCTCCGAGATTCCGTATTGTATTTCCGTTAGACAGGCCGGTGACCCCGGACGAGTACGAGTGCATCGCACACGTAGTAGCCTCGTGGCTTGATATTGAGGTGTTCGACGACACCACGTACCAGGCGACGAGGCTTATGTATTACCCCTCATCGCCGAAAGATGGGGAGTTTATCTCTCATGTGAGTGACGGCCCTATCATGTGTGCAGACAAGGTACTCGCGGAACTCGAGGACTGGACAGATGTAACGTCATGGCCGGCCTCATCGCGAGAGAAGGAAGTGCGGCGCTCGGCTACCTCAGATAAGGTAGAAGACCCCGAAGTGAAGGTAGGTATAATTGGTGCGTTCTGCCGGGCTTATTCCCTGGACGAAGCTATCGCCGAGTTCCTTCCTGAGGTGTACGCACCCTGTGAGGAGTTAGGAGAAGACCGCTACAGCTATCTGCCAGGTAGCACGAGCGGCGGCCTCATCGTGTACGACCACAAGCTCGCGTACAGTCATCACAACACAGACCCCGCAGGCGGAAAGCTGTGCAACGCGTTCGACTTAGTTCGCTTGCACAAGTTCGCAGACTTAGACGAACACGTGAAAGAAGGCGCGGATATTACGAAGACACCGAGTTTCAAAGCTATGTCCGCTTTTGCCGCAGAGCTGAAACTCGTAAAGAAAGAGATAGTCAGAGAGCGTCGAGAGTCGTCAGCTAGCGACTACGACGTGGCGGAAGAGAAAGCGGTCAAGGCGGCCACGAAGGATGAGTGGGTAGGCGATCTAGAGACAGAAGGGAAATCCGGAAAGATTAAGTCAACGATCAGCAACATAGTTACGATTTTGAATAACGACGCTAATTTGCAAGGCCGCTTTGGGTACAACGAATTCGAACAAAGAGAGACGGCTATCAAGGTGCTTCCATGGGACAAGGTCGGATTAAAGTACCCGCGCCCGCTTAGGGACAGCGACGACGCAGAGTTGAGGCTATACTTCGAACGCTGCTATGATATCGCCGGCAAAGAAAATATAGCAGACGGGCTCACAGTAGCGCTTCGTGGCAACAGTTATCACCCTATTAAAAATTACCTCGACTCGCTCGAATGGGATAACGAAGAAAGGTTAGATGATCTATTCATACGCATTTTCGGAGCAGAAGACACATCTTATACACGCGCGATAACGCGCAAGGCGTTTACTGCGGCCGTGGCCCGTATTTACAAGCCGGGGACGAAGTTCGATTATATTCTCGTTATCATTGGCGACCAAGGTGTCGGCAAGTCTAGCACATTAAAAGCGATGGGCGGGGATTGGTTCAGCGATAGCGTTACACAGTTGACAGGCAATGCAGCAATAGAAAGCATACAGGGCGCGTGGTTGATAGAACTTGGCGAATTGGCCGGTTTAAGGCGAGCGGAAGTAGAGGCAGTGAAACACTTCGTCAGTAAGACGGAAGATCGCTACAGAGTAGCGTATGGCCGTCGTATAGAGTACTTCCCTCGCAGGTGTGTGTTCTTTGGCACGACTAATGAGGAAGACTTCCTGCGAGACGTGACGGGCAACCGCCGATTTTGGGTGCTGAACTGTAAAAATAAGAAAGGCGCGGAGCCGTTCTATGAATACATGTCACCATCGATCGTGGCGCAGCTGTGGGCGGAAGCGAAAAGCCGATACATCGACGGGGAGAGGTTGTATTTAGAAGAAGAATTAGAGTGCGAAGCGCGCGCGATTCAGGATAAACACATGGAGAAAGACGAGCGAAGCGGGCTAATACTCGAGTATCTAAAGCGAAAACTGCCGAATAATTGGGGGGCGATGGAGCCGTATTCCCGCCGAAATTGGATAAGAGAGGAAGAAAACGACGGCGCGGAAGAGCGGAAATATGTGTGCATACTCGAGATATGGACAGAATGTCTAGGTAAATCGCCCGAAGATATCACGCGGCGCGACAGCATGGACATAGGGCGAGTGATGAAAACATTGCGCGATTGGACGCCCGCGCCCCCTATGCGCGTCAAGTTTTATGGCCTGCAAAAGATGTATATTCGCAAATTGTTACCAAGAAAATAGCTTTGGTAACACCTTAACGTGTTGATGTACAGAGAGTTAAGTCAAAACAAAGCGTTACCAAGAAAAGGGCTTTGGTAACACCGCAAAGTGTTGAGCCTCAACTATTTAAATAGCAAATGTTACCAAGTTACCAATAAAAAAGGTAAAATGGATTTATAGTAATAAAATAGATTATAATCAATTTCGCCTATATATACCCGCGTAAGAAGTTTTAAAACCTTGGTAACACTTTCTTGGTAACACCTAGCCATTTAAATGATTAGTAGTCAATACGTTACAACTTCAAAAAATGTTACCAAGTGTTACCAAGAAAATACTTTACAAATTTACGAAAATGTAAATGCCTGAAAATTAGCAGTTTACATTTTTAAAATGTTACCAATGTTACCAAGCGAATTATGAACAACGAAAAGCGAGTAGAGAATTATCTCATAGCAGAGTGGGGAAAAGTGACCCGTGGGGTGTGTATTAAGTTCCCGCCCTTGTTTTACGCGGGCTTCCCCGATCGTATATGTTTAGCGTACCCCGCGCTTATTATTTTTGTAGAAACGAAAGCGCGCGGAAAGCGCCCGAGCTTATTGCAAAACAAGACGCATGCTAAACTGCGCGCCCTAGGTTTTAGAGTAGAGGTGTTAGATACTCGCGAAGCGGTAGATTGTTTTATACTCACGTTATGAAATATAATCCTGACCCGCACCAAGTCGAAGCCTACGAGCATTTAATGGCCAACCCGCGCTCAACACTTTTTCTAGGGATGAGTTTAAGCAAAACCGTGATCGTGCTAACATATCTCTATGAAATGCATTATAGAGAGGCGGCAATCACGAAGACGTTAGTAGTAGCGCCTGACAAGGTCGCGCGCATTACATGGCCCGACGAGGTGGAAAAGTGGGATCACCTAAGCGGTATGCGATATAGCCTCATCGCCGGAGACGCGAAGAAACGAGAGGCGGCAATGAATGTAGACGCGGAGATTTACATAATAGGCATTAATAATCTTACGTGGCTTGTACAGAAATACGTGAAACAAACGGTTAGTCATATATCTGGAGAGCCGTACGGCCCTTACTTAGGGAAACTTCCTTTCGACTGTGTAGTACTCGACGAGCTGAGTTTATTTAAAAGCCGGGATAGCGGAAGATTTAAATGTCTTAGCAGGGCGTTAAATAAAAGCGGGGTAGAATACCGGCACGGATTGACCGGAACGCCATCGCCTAATGGTTACGTGGACTTATGGGCGCAGATGTATTTAATAGACGACGGGGTAAGGCTCGGCGAAACATTCGGGAAGTTCATAGATAAGTATTTTAAGACACGCGGCAACGGTATGATAGTCTACGAATACATACCTAATTTGGGCGCGAAGAATATAATAGCAAAGAAGATACAAGACATAGCGCTGAGTATGCAGACGCGAGATTATTTAAAGCTACCCGAGCTGCATACCGTAGATGAACACATAGAGTTAAGCAGCTTTGATAAAGAAGTGTATAATTCGCTCGAGGAAGAATACGCGCTTGATTTTTTAAACGGCGGAGAGGTAACTGTGGGGACGGCTTCCGATTTGACTATGAAGTTATTGCAGATATCAAGCGGCGCGATATATGAAGACAGGGTAGGTGATAAGCGGGCAACGGTATGGCACGAGGTAAACACAGCTAAAATAGATGCGCTGCGTGTCCTGCTAGACACGTACAAGGAAGAAAACTTCATAGTAGTATATCAGTTCAGGCACGAGATAGATCGTATCAAGGCGGCCTTTCCTTATGCGCGCGAGTTGCGCAAAGGCGCAGGATTGAAGGAAGATTTCACAAACTGGAATGCGGGTAAGATACGGCTTCTTATTATACATCCTGCGGGAGCCGGGCACGGGCTAAATTTACAGTTCGGCGGGCGCAGAATGATTTGGTTTTCGATTACATGGAATTTAGAGCATTATCAGCAGACCATTGCGCGGTTATTGCGAAGGGGCGCGATAAAAGACATATATGTGCACAGACTAGTAGCGGTAGGGACGCGCGACGCGAAAGTATGCGCGCGACTTGAAAGCAAAGATAGTGATCAAACATTTTTATTCAAGCAGTTAAACGAATTAAAACAAAGGTATGGCGGCAAAGTACGGAAATAGCGGCGGGCGCAATGCGGGCAAGAAATATGCAAAATTGCGTGGCGATGAAATGGCGACGCCCGAAAGCGAAGGGCGCGCGATCGAGTTTATGAAATGGTTTGGCGATAATTTTAATGCGCTTCGGACGAAGTTGTTATACAAAGAATACTACGACGACCAAGTCGCGACAGACACTGCGCTGCATCTCTACGACTGTATCCTGCTAAAAGGTTTGGTCGTAGAAAATTACAAGTGGTATTATCTGCGCGCATATCATACGGCGCTACTCGCGTCGAAGGTAAGACGAAAAGACGAGGTGCTGCATATAGAAGACAGCGCTTACGACACCGTAGCATCGTCGAACTGCGATTACTCAGAGTATGAGCGCGCTTCCGATCAGCTGCAAAATGAAATACTCGAGTATGTGCGCGGCGCGTATGACCCGATTAGCGTATCGCTTTTTGAAATATACGTCGCATTGCAGCCTGATATGAGCTACAATAAGTTGTCGGCGATGTTAGGCATTCCGGCCACAAAGATATGGCCGGTGATCGGCCTAATACGCAAGGACGTGGCCGCCCGATTCGCGGAGAAACACAATATATTACTATCACTCTTGTGATTTTTTATCTTTATATTTTAACCCCTAATTATTCAAGTTATGCAGACATTCATTTTTTTAGCCGTTACGGCTTTAGTTATGCTAGCTAACGCACTGATTGCGTTGGTGTTAGCGTGGGTATTTACGGAACTGATTCCGTTGCCGCTAAACCGAAAACCCTTCAATTGTAGGGGATGTACTTCCTTTTGGTTTACCATGCTTATGGGCCTCGGATGGGCCGTACTACTCACGAAGTACATAGCACCCGATTTAGGCAACGCAGGCGATTACATCCTGTTCTTCGGCATATCCGCCGTGGCCACGCTGATGGGTGTTATCAATTATATGTACATCAAATTTAAATTTAAAATCTATGAATAAAGAAGTAAAAGAGCAGTATGCTCACGTAACCGCAGACGTTATCAATAAAGTATGCGGAGTCATTGAAAACTCGTATGCGCATGTATACAGTGTGTCGAGGGTGTTTGAGGCGTATAACCTCGCGATGCAGAAAAACGATAAGCCGCAGACATGCAGCTCATGCTTGCGCAATCGCGTACGCGATCTGATCAAGTGGTACGATGCTTACGAAAAGTCGCAAGGTGCTGAACCTAAGAGTGCGTGTACAGATGTTTCCCCGCAGGTCGTTATCTATCCTGTTAAGGACGGATTTTCCGATATTGCTTTTACGCTTAAGGGCACAGAGGAGTGCGATTTATACGAAGGAAAGGTGGCATTCGCAGACGGTAACGCCGTGTCTCCAGGGAAATACATCACGGTGTTAGGCGAGATGGTGATCGAGGTAGTAGAAGGCGGAGCGGCTACTATCGGATGGCAGTACGACGACGCTTCAAAAGAAGGCTACATAAGTCAAGTCGACGGAACCGTGCGGTATCCGATGCAGGATTCTGTGCCTATCGACTTCACGCCGAATGAAGGCACGCTAGTAGAAGGCACGGCCTTGTATGCGAATGGCCTCACCGTCCCCCTCGGACTATACACCACAACAGAGGGTCTCACTATCGCAGTAGAGGGCGACGGCACGGCTACTATTGCAGAGGATATAGCCCCGCAGTACACCGCCCCCGGAGCGCCTAATTTCGTAGCACCGGCAATCGGCGTAGTTCGCCACCCCATGGCCGACGGAGCGATGCCGATCGACTTCACACGAGGCGAAGAAGATGCGTACAAGGGTACAGTGCTCCGCGCTGACGGAAGCAAGGTTAAGGCAGGCACTTACGTTACCGCTGTGGGCGGAACTATTGCAGTGCAGCCAGGCGGAAAGGCAACCTACAAAGAAGAAGACTTGACATAATGGATAGACTATGCGGCGTACAATTGTGGAAGCTTCGCACGAAGCACGGCCGAGACAAGCTATTTGCCTCGGGCGCGCTTCTGCGCGAAGAAGCCAGTAAATACTTCGACTGGTGCGATCGTCACCCGTGGATACGCGCCGAGTTGGTAAAATACAAGGGCGACTACAGCGAGGCCGATTTGCCGCTCGGTCGCCCTTACACTATGGACGGGCTTACCGTGTACCTTGGCGTATCAGGCGGGTACTTCCGTGCAGCAAAGAGCAACATCATAGATAAGAGAGAGCGCGGTAGAGGTACGGCGGAAGATGAGGATGTGCTCGATGCAGTACAGTGGATAGAGGGCGTAGTGCGTGCGCAGCAGGTCGAAGGGGCCGCGGTGGGCGTGTTTAACACCAATCTAGTAGCAAGGATCAACGGCATAGCCGACAATGTGAATCAGACGGGTAACAGCGAAGCCGTATTGCGCGTTACCGTTCGCGATCAGAAGACTGCCGACGATCTCGACGCGTTAGAAGACCTGCTATAATGGAGACAACTAGAGTATTTAGCGAGCTGCTAGCCGCCTACGTTAACCCGAAAGTCCGTATAATCGCCCTGAAAGGCGGTACGCGCTCGGGCAAGACGTGGGCGGTATTGCAGTTACTTAACACGATAGCCGCCCGTTCTAAGAAGCCGCGTCTTATCTCTATCGTGTCTGAGACTATGCCGCATTTGAAGAGAGGCGCGATACGCGATTTTCAAGGCATGCTAGAAGCGGAAGATGCATACAACATCGCTGCGTGGCACGATACAAATAAGATGTACTCGTACAAGAAGGGTAAGATCGAGTTCTTTAGCGCGGATCAAGCGAGTAAGGTGCTAGGCCCTGCACGCGACGTGCTTTTCATAAACGAGTGCATTAACTTGTCGTTCGATGTGTATCGGCAGTTGTCTGTGCGTACGACTGAGAAAGTCATACTCGATTATAACCCGGCGTTTGAGTTTTGGGTAGATACGAAACTATCGCACCGAGACGACGTG